ATGAATTGGATGCAGCTATCGCTTTTGACGCAGACGTTGTACAGCGCCGAATTAGAGAATTCAGCCGTACTTCGCTTGGGTCTATGCAGCAATAGCGGTTCCCCGGTCTCACACACGGTTACAGCACAAAAACCAGGACTGACAATTCTGGTTTGCGAGCTGGTGATTGGTGCCGTGTGAAGGAGAATGGGGGGAGCGCAAAACCTCGGAGAGTTACCCAGTTTGTTCTAGTCGGCGCAAACAGGGACTTCGGGGTGCACAACAACAACATTAACAACGCAGAAAGAGCAGTTTTGGAGAGGGTTTTCAAGGTGAAAACCATGGACGGGAATTATACCACGCCACCCGCGCCACGCCCAAATATCTTCAAGAGACTTCTTAAAAATTTCCGCACTCGAGTGATAGCATCGACAGCTAAGACCGCCAAGTTCTCCAATGAGCAATTTTTGGAATGTTATACTGGCCGCAAGCTGAAGAACTACACCCGTGCTGTGGAAAGCCTCTCAGTGCTAGAGGTACTTAAGAAAGACTCATTTCTATCGTCATTTCTCAAAGCGGAAAAGATTGATTTTACTACAAAGTCTGATCCCCCCCCGCGGCTTATCCAGCCGCGGGGACCTCGTTACAATGTTGAAGTTGGAAAATATATCAAGCCGATAGAACACTCTATTTATAAATCGATAAATGTGGTATTCGGGACACAGGTCGTCGCAAAGGGGAAGAATGCAACAACTCGAGGGATGGAGCTAAAGGAGAAATGGGACAGATTTACGGATCCAGTCGCCGTCTTCCTTGATGCTTCGCGATTCGATCAGCATGTGAGTGCTGATGCTCTTATTTGGGAGCATTCCATTTACAATGCGTTGTTTTTCAACGATCCCCAATTGCAGAGGCTGTTGTCGTGGCAGGTGGAGAATAATGGGTTTCTCTACTGCGATGACGGCGCTCTCAAGTACAAAGTCAGAGGTTGTCGAGCCAGCGGTGATATGAACACCGCATTGGGTAATGTCTTAATTATGTGCGCACTTATGTGGCAGTACATACGGGATGTTCTCAACGGCGAAGCCGACCTATATAATGATGGAGACGACTGTGTTTTGATTGTCGAGAGGCGACTTTTCAACCTGATCCAGGAAACTGCAATTGATTGGTTCCGTGACTTTGGGTTTACCATGAAACTTGAGGGGCATACAGATGTATTCGAGAGAATCGAATTCTGTGGGTCCCAACCGGTTTTTAATGGTGAGCACTATGTCATGGTGCGTAATCCACACTCCACAATGGACAAAGACATTGTGAGTGTTAGACCAATAGCAG